TTTTTCGTTTTTGTTTTTGTTTTTATGCTGGTCCAGGAGTGGTGCTATAACTCAGCACCGAAGTTTGTGGATTGTTTCGGATTGGTGATAAGGAATGTCTATAAGCTTGGGCTGTGGGATTAGGGTATGTCATGTGATATAGGTTTAATACATGATGGTGTAGGCTATGCCTACTGTTCTGCGCTGGAGCGGCACTCCAGCCGTGTTGGAAGACTTGAGCCGCTATCCTGAGCCTTGTCCTGTCGTCGGGCTACCCACTCAGGCGTGGGGAGCCTTGACGTGATGAGTTTGGTGGTGTAGGACTGGTCACAAGTCATGACCGGCTAGGAAAAACGATATTCCGTTACTTGGCCAAATGCCCGGTGGGGTTGCCACTCTAGGCCCACGTCCATGTACCCCGGTGCCGAAGCTCCGGGGGCCATTTAGCAGTTTATTGGTTGCTATTGGAACATTCTCCCAACACTCTGGTGCAGAGTGGTTAACAGCAAGTATTTATATTGTTGGGTTGCTTACTCGGGCGGTTTCTCCGAGACCCGTTTCTTCAACTCTTTTCTGAGGTGAATAAATTCTTCGATATCCAAATCGTGCTCTGGTAGTGATTCTTCAGAATCACAGCGAATCTTTTGTTTCATTTCTTTCTTTAATGAGGAATACGAAGCGGTAGTTATCGGTTTGCGGACCTTGATGTCTTTCTTGTCCGGAAGCATCGTGGGTACATGAGTGACCAACTTTCTCTCACGCAATAGGCCCGATATGATCATAGCTTTTCTAAATTTTGAATCAAGGGTTGGTGGTAAGGCCTCCAAAGTATTGGGTAGTTCGATTACCAAAGTATCAGCCGAGGTGATTGCGCTGAATGTGGCGGACGCCATTTGCATATTCGCGTAGCCAAAATTCTCGTCTATGGCTATATCAAACACCATGGCGTACCTCATCACAACGTTTGTACATTGCCCATCCTTAGTCGTCGAGTGATTGTCGAAGAAGTTAATGGGTGTGAAGGTCCCCACTGTACCGGTCGTGGCATCAATGAGTGATGAAGCAGTGAAAGTCCCCCTAGCTGACTGGTACAGTAGGTACCTACCCGATTTGTAAAAACGGAGCAAGTTATTGGGAGAGATAGGATCTATGAGTGATGAGGATCCAGAGTGAACTTTATAATCATTGAACCATTGACCACCAGGATCTGAGGTGGGCATCGAATCGCAGTGGAACACTAGTCCGTGTGATGAATCATTGCGTTTCGGTTTCAGTAGTTCAATATCGTATGAAACCCATAATTCTCCAATGGTCGCTGCGGCCTGTTGACCCACTGTGGCCACTTGGAACTGTCCGAAGTCGTGAAACCTTTGGTCTGAGGTCTCTATGACAGACGAGTCTTGCACATACAAGACGTCAAGTGGTGACTGAGAGGGGTCGCATTCGATCGGATGGATCACATTCTCATCCGGGCATGCAGAGACGCAGAATTCGTGTGCCTCCATCGACTGTTTGTCGCTGAAAGGCGGGTGCAAAACGTCATATTGGGTGGCTAAGACAACTGTCCCGAGACTGGTATTGGTGCTGCCTACTGCCGAGCCTGACGTGGTTTTGAACTGGAAGATGAGCCCATGGAACTTATACTCAGAGTAATTGCCCGCTATCGAGCTAAGCCATGGGAAAAGTGTGCTGTTGGCTGGTTGGATCATGTAACTACGCGAGTTGAAAGCAGCGCCAGGGCTGGTCACGTCTGTGACGAACTCGCGGTGTCTGATTCGGGTTGATGACCTTCCAAATGCCGGTATGTTTGATGACATGAGGGAATTACGCTTCACCTTATAGTCACCAAAACCGGTGATTTTGGCAATCCAATCACCAGCCTTCCTTCCAAGAAGGCCACCGACTACCCCTGCGCCGGGGATGTCAGTTAGCCCTCCGATGGCCGACCCTGCTGCTCCTAATACTGGAGCAAAGAAGGTCGACCTTCGATTCTTTCTCTTAGAGCCTAGTTTATTCTTGGTTGGGGGCGGCCCTTTGACCCCCAACTTGTTTTTTCGGTTACGTCTCGCCCTGGAGACGTTTCGTTTGCGGTTTTTCTGTTTTTGCTTGTTCATGGTACAATATTTCGTTTTAAATTTTCAAATGTATACACAAGGGCTCTGGCTGATTGCCCAGGCGCAACTTGCGAGGTCAGCCCCTACTAGCTTGTTGTCACATTATGTGTAATACTCTTGATTGTTTTGAGATAGCAAGCACTTCTTCGCAAGCCGAGTGCAAGCCGGGTTTTGGGGGATGCAATTTGTGGCAGTGGGTACGGGGTGGGTAACGGTGGTAGTTATTCATGCCGTCGAGCGGGACTGTTCGCTTCCTACAGACCTTAAGTTTACAGTACCGTTTGTCGTTGAGCTCGTATTGTCCTTGGATTATACGTCCGTTTGAACGCTTCTGGTTAATCTCAACAGCGGGTTCTTGGTCTTTGCGATATATGTCGCCACCCATCACAACACTGAACTTCCCACTACCAAACATATGCTCCAAAGTTCTTCTCCTGATTGGGTAGTAAGTGTCACACTCGTACCGGCCAAATTGCTCCAGTATATTAAGCGACCAACCGCAGATGTCAGGGTAGCGCAACGTAATTGCGTCGCGCATCCACTGTCGGTCAACAACTGAACCTCTCGGGTTATAGCTACTGTATGGTATGTCTTGCTCGTCAAAGGTCTTTGGCGGTTTTTCGAAGCCGGCCTCAACGAGGTTGTTGGTCTTGTTCCACCCGAGTGCTCTGTCGATGATAGCTCTCTCATAAACTCTGGAGGTAAGACTCATTGAGGTCTCGTCGTACAGCCGCTTGACCCACGGTCCGATGTATGGCGTGTAGTAATCACTGCACAAGACGCTCAAGCATTTCATGGCAAGAATCTCATCGTTACCAAAACCTGGTTTCCCAAGGTGGAGGTGCTGAATTGATCTATCCAGGTCGCAAAAGCTGCTGCCATCACCGTGCCATATGCCTGGTCCATATACTCGTCCCAGGAAGGCGAAAGAGTCCGATGCCCGTGGGTTGTCAACTGGGTACCTACAAACGTCCTCGGTGGTAGTCTTCATCCCGTTGTACCCGAAGGATCGGACTACGTACTGGAGTTTTTCCTCCTTAACCAGGGTCATGCCATCATCACCGGCGTAGATCCCTAGGGCATCAAAGGCGTCCGACGGATTGAGTGGTCGTCCCGTGGCACCCCACCTCAAGGCGACGTAGACATGGAACATGTTTACCAGCGTATTGGAGACTGAAGTAAAATTGTCTCCCGACAGTTGTTGCTGGTGTTGTTTGGCCTCGACTTGAACGTCGTCATCAAAGGAGACGTATTTCATACGGTTGTTCATCAGACAACTGTACATCCTCTTTACGTCATCAGTTGAGTCAGGAAATAAGCGGAGCAAGAGCCTTAAGACCACCTCGCGTGAGTGGACATTTATAGTTGCGTCCATCCGGCTCAAATCCGTACCCAGACCGACTAGATGTGTTTTCCCGCGAAACATTTTGACCAGTCGTGCACGCACCTTTCTCGGGGTTTGAAAGCCGTAGCACTCCGTGGTAGCTTTGACCCAATCAGCCAGGGGTTTGGAGTAGCGACTACTGTGGTACCTTACGGAATCATTGGTGATGTTGATTATTCTGTAGTCCGAGCATTTCGTGTACGGTTCTTTTTTTACCATCATACTAGTTTTTGTTTTACCGTAATCAGTTGCCATAGCGCCTCGGAATGTTTTGAGCTTTCGTAACGGTCCATTCTGACGCTTGTAACATTCCGAATACGGCTCTGGCTGCGGTTTCGGGATACCGCGCCTATCGGACCTGGTTACCAACTGTTCAATGAAATCGTCTATGTAGTGGTTTGGTGGCTCTCCCGGTAATGGGATGTTTTGGCGATTCTTCTCTATCTGCTCATGGCTGAGACCAGGGGCCAAGAGACGAGAGGACAGCCCTTTCGCCACACACCGCGAGTTGGTGACAGGATAAGCATGGCCCAGTGACAGAGGGGGGCAGATGACTGGGTGGGATGGTTTTTTCTTCCTGTCAAGAATAGTAAATGCCTCGTTAT